AGATACCGATAGGCGAAGCTTATCTACCAGCATTAGGAGCAGCGACTGTAGCAGGTACAGCAGTTACTGCACCTTCAACAATTGATGCTGTGAGAAAAGGAGCGTTAGGTGCAAAAAAATCTGGCATAACTAAAACTGCATTAAAAACTTTGGGTAAAGGTTTTGCTGCATCGCAAACACCACTCGGAATACTTGCAACTGAACCTTTGTATTTAGCTGAACAGATACAAGAAGGAGATTCGTTAGGAGAGATTGCAACTAATCCACTTAACTATTTTGCTCCAGCTTTTGCAGCTGATGCAGATAGACTTGTGTCAAGAGGTTTAAAAAGTCCTGGAATTGCAAAAGCAATGAGACTTGGAATTAGTCCACGTGCATTAAAAACAGTTTCACGTAGATTTGGTCTACCTGGACTAGCGATATCATTAGGTATTAGTGGTTATGAAACTTTCGATGATTACAGAAAGAAACGGGGGTTTTTCAGTGAAGAATAAAACGCTTGTGATAAATATGCAACACGTAAAGTGGAAAGAAATACCACCACTTAAAGGACCAGACTCACAAGGGTTGAATGTTCCTACAAAACAAGTTACAACAATCAAGAACTCGGAGAATATAAATGGCAGATATAGACAAAGCCCTACCAAACGTAGAGACTGAAATTAAAGTACCTAGCGAAGAAGAAATCGCAATTGAAAAATCACAAACAACTGAAGAACAAGTTGGTCCTGATGATGTACAAGTAACTACAGAAGAAGATGGTAGTGCAACAATTAATTTTGATCCTGAAGCAGTTAACCAACCTGGAACAGAATCACATTTTGACAATTTAGCAGAATTATTACCTGAAGATATTTTAGGTAAACTCGGATCTGATCTTGCAGCAAATTATGAACAATACAAATCTTCTAGAAAAGATTGGGAAGATAGTTACACAAAAGGTTTAGATCTTTTAGGATTTAAATACGAAAATCCAACTCAACCGTTTCAAGGAGCATCAGGTGCAACTCACCCAGTGCTTGCTGAAGCAGTTACACAATTTCAAGCACAAGCTTACAAAGAATTACTACCGGCTACAGGTCCAGTGCACACACAAATAATTGGACTTGCAGATAGAGCCAGAGAAGAGCAATCAAACCGAGTTAAAGAATTCATGAACTATCAGCTCATGGATGTGATGAAGGAGTACGAACCCGAGTTCGATCAAATGCTTTTTTATCTCCCTCTTGCCGGCTCTGCGTTCAAGAAAGTTTATTACGATGAACTACTTGGCAGAGCCGTGTCTAAATTTGTACCGGCTGATGATTTAGTTGTACCCTACACTGCAACATCTTTAGAAGATGCAGAGTCAGTTATTCATGTAATTAAAATGTCTGAAAATGAATTAAGAAAAAAACAAGTTTCAGGTTTTTATCAAGACATAGAATTAACACCGGGATACAATCAAGAAACAGAAGTAGAAAAAAAAGAAAGAGAACTTGAAGGAATTAAAAAAACTAGAGACGAAGATATTTTTACTATTTTAGAAATTCATACCGATTTAGATTTAGAAGGTTTTGAAGATAAAGACTCAGCAGGAGAAATGACAGGAATTAAACTTCCATACATTGTAACTCTTGAAATGGGAAGCAGACAAATATTATCAATTAGAAGAAACTATCAAGCAGACGATCCACAAAAACTTAAAATAGATTATTTTGTACATTTTAAATTTTTACCTGGCATGGGCTTTTATGGTTTTGGTTTAATTCATATGATCGGTGGTTTATCAAGAACAGCAACCACTGCACTAAGACAATTGTTAGATGCAGGTACATTAAGTAATTTACCTGCAGGATTTAAACAACGAGGAATACGAGTAAGAGACGAAGCGCAGGCAATTCAACCTGGAGAATTCAGAGATGTAGATGCACCTGGAGGAAGTATTAAAGATGCATTTATGCCATTACCATTTAAAGAACCTTCACCAACTTTATTACAGTTGATGGGAATAGTGGTACAAGCAGGGCAACGATTTGCCGCCATCGCTGACATGCAGGTCGGAGACGGCAACCAACAAGCAGCTGTTGGGACGACCATAGCTCTCTTAGAACGTGGTTCCAGAGTCATGTCAGCCATACACAAAAGATTGTATGTGGCGATGAAGAGCGAATTTCAATTATTAGCTGGTGTTTATAAAACTTATCTACCTCAAGAGTATCCTTACGACGTAGTAGGTGGACAAAGAAATATAAAAGTTGCAGATTTTGATGACAAAGTAGATATTATTCCTGTTGCTGATCCAAATATATTTTCTCAATCACAAAGAATTAGTTTAGCACAGACAGAATTACAACTTGCAATGTCAAATCCACAAATGCACAACTTGTATGAAGCATTTCATTCAATGTACACAGCGATTGGTGTAAAAAATATTGATAAAATACTTCCACCACCTGCACAACCGACTCCAATGGACCCGGCAGCAGAAAATATTCTTGCAATGAGTGGAAAACCGTTCCAAGCTTTCAAAGGACAAGACCATCAAGCGCATATTACAACCCATTTAAACTTTATGGCGACTAATATTGCACGAAATGCGCCTCCAGTTATGGCTGCACTCGAAAAAAACATTTTTGAACACATATCTTTAATGGCACAAGAGCAATTAGAAGTAGAATTTAGAGAAGAAATTGCAAAATTAATGCAAATGCAACAAATGGCACAACAAAATCCAATGTTACAGCAAGATCCGCAGTATCAACAACAAATTATGACTATGTCAATCAATTTAGAGTCTAGAAAAGCTAAATTAATTGCAGAAATGACTGAAGAATTTAAAAATGAAGAAAATAAAATTATGGGTGAGTACAATGGCGACCCAATTGCTAAATTAAAAGCAAGAGAACTTGATTTGAGAGCTATGGACGACTCTGTTAAACGTGAACAAGACCAAGAAAAGATTAATTTAGATAAATCTAAGCAATTAATGGGTCAACAACAGTTTGACGAAAAGCTGCAACAAAACGAAGAATTAGCTGAATTAAGAGCTGATACATCGCTAGAAAAAACACAGATGGGAATTGACGCAAAAATGGTCAATGACATGATGAAACAAACAGATGTTAGGATCTTGAAAGGTCCTAAAAGATAGTGTAATAAACTAATAAGGAGAAAACTATGGGAAAAGGAAAAACTTTTTATACAAAAAACAATCCAAATTATGTTGGAGAAGTTGTGTCTGATACACCAAAAGCAGATGCTAACAATACTCTTTCTGTTAATGCGGATGGTTATGCACAAGAAGTTGAAGTTAAAATTCCTCAAGGTGAGCCAACTGTAAACAAAGTTGGTGGCCAAAAAAGAATGCTAGCTTCTAAAAAATCTACTGTTAAGTGGTATTAGTATGTGGTTGTCGGCAATTAAATTAGCCGTTTCTGCTGGAAGTAAAATATACGCTAACAAGCAGAGAGCGAAGGTTGCAATGTCTGATGCACAGCTATTGCATGCAGAACGACAAGCCCGAGGTGAGGAAGCTTACCAAGGCAAGTTGTTAGAGGCACGTCAAAACGACTACAAGGACGAATTCGTTTTATTAATTCTCTCGGCGCCCATAATTGTGCTCGCCTGGGGGGTCTTCAGCGACGATCCGGTGGCCCTAGATAAAGTTAAAATATTCTTTGAACACTTTGCAGCATTACCGACTTGGTTTTCCTCGTTATGGATACTTGTAGTTGGTAGTATTTTTGGTATAAAGGGTACACAGATTTTCAGAAATGGAAAAAAATAGGAGTTAAGATGGCTAAGAAAAAAATTAAAAAATTTTTAAAAAAAGTTGCACCGCTAGCAGCACTTGCTTTAGGAGCTACTGCTTTAGGAAGAAGAAAACAAAATAAAACTTACCTTGACGAAGAAGGCGGGGCTAGATCTGATATGAGAAACTATGGACCATTTAGTAATGAACCAAATTATGTTCCTGGACCAAGTAAGTATGTTAGAAGTAAAACTGTTCTTGGTGCACCTGGAATAGATAGAATACAAGATTATTATAAAAAAGGTGGACGTGTAGGTTGCGGAATTGCTAAAAAAGGTTTCGGTAGAGCAATGAAAAAAGGAGGAAAAAAATAATGCCAAATAGAAGATATAATAAACAAGTAACACAACCATTAAAAAATGGTGGAAGAGCAAAAGCTATGGGTGGTGGAATGATGAGACGAGATATGAGATCTGGTTATTATCCATCAGACATGGGCATGGAAGGTGGTGCTATGTATAAAAAAGGTGGCCGAGTTAAAAAAAAGAAACAAGGTTACAAAGATAGAAAAGATGAATCTATCGCTATGAGAATTCGTAAGAAAAGAACTAAGAAACAATTAAAAGCTTCTAGAGACGAATCTTACGGTAAGTTTGGTTCTGCAATGAAGAAAAAAGGCAAAATCAATAGATAATGATTAAAAAATTTATCTGTAAGTTAACAAAAATTTTTATTCCTGCTAGACAGGAAAAAAAAGATGTTTGTGAACATGCAAATAGAGTTTCTAAAACTGTTAAGTATTGCACGGATTGCAAACTAGTTTTAGACGAAAGTTAAAGGAGAAAAATATGACTAAACGATTTGGAATGGGAAATAAAAAAGTAATTAAAGCTAGAGATTTAGACGGAGACGGAAAAAAATCTAGTTATGAAATGGCAAGAGCTAAAGGAATGGCTAAAGGAATGGGAGCACGTTTTGAAGCTAAAAAAGGTGGTAGCGCTTACCATACAACTAAAGATGGTAGAAGAGTTAAGAAAGGACTTTACTACTACATGAACAAAAGAAAAAAAGCAGGCACAAGCAGACCCG